CCTTGACACACTTGCAGGCATAGCCGGTAAGCAGACAGCAGCCGGTAAGGCATTGGCCATAGCATCTACAGTTATCAAAACTATTCAGGGAGGTATAGCAGCGTTCACCGGCATGGTTTCCAGCATACCGGGGCCGGTGGGCATTGCCCTTGGTGCGGTTGCTGCTGCTGGTGTGGTCGCATCAGGCGTAAAGGCGGTGAAGCAGATAACCGCCGTGAAAGTTCCGGGTGCCAGCGGTGGTGGCGGTGCGCCAAGCATTTCATTACCGGGTGCGCCGATAAAGCCACAGGCGCAAACAACCACCCTTGATCAACAGAGCATAAATGCCGTTGGTAATGCATCAAACCGGGCGTATGTGCTTGAAACGGATGTTACCAATAACCAGGACAGGATTACCAGGTTGAACAGGGCGGCGAGGATTAATTAAACACTCCGCAAAAATTTATATAATACTATATGGATTTACCTATCTACGAGTTAAAAATCAACGAAACAATTACAGACGATGCAGAGGTATCCTTTATCGCTTTTGTTGATAAGCCAGCCATTAAGCGGGATTTTTTGGCGTTTAAAGATGCTATAAAATTTGAAATTATAAGTGAGGAACAACGGATAGTTACCGGTCCGCTTATGATACCTGAGCAGCTTATTTACCGTAATTCACAGAATTTTGGGGAACACTATGTTAAATTCTCAGCACAAACTATTCAGGGTATTTCAATAAAATTCGCTAAAAAAGGTTACCAAAAGAACGTGAACATCATGCACGAAGAGGGGTTGCGGGCGGACGGGGTTACCATGTTCGAGAGTTTCATCAGTAATGCAGCCAGGGGCATAAAGCCGATATCCGCTTTTACCGACCTGCCAGATGGTACGTGGTTCGGTTCTTTCTATGTTGAAAACCCAGCCGTTTGGGATTTGGTGAAGACACAAAAGGTGCGTGGATTCAGCGTTGAAGGCATGTTTGATTATGAAAAACCTGCATCAAAGGAGGATCAGGCACTTAGCCAGATAGCCGAATTATTAAACAGTTTTTAATTTTTTATATAATACTACATACAATTCATTGTTATGAATACAAAAGAAGTACTTGCAAAGTTGAAATTGGCCTTTAATGATTTGATGGCACCACCTGCACCACCTGCACCACCACCTGTTGTAAAACTTATGGATTACAACCTGAAAGACGGCGGTACAGTTACCATTGATAAATTGGAAGTTGGCGGCATCGTCATGATTGATGGCAATCCGGCTTTGGCAGGTGATATTGAACTGGAAGACGGTACTAAAATAACAGTTGGTGATAACGGCGTTATTTCTGCGCTGATACCCGGCACACCGGCACCTCCCGCAGATGCGCCCCCTGCATTCAATGCAGAGGAAAAATTCACTTCTTTACAAACCAGCTTCAACGAAAAGATTACCGCTTATGAAAATAAGTTTGCAGAGTACGACAAAAAGATGTCAGGGTATGAGGCGAAACTTGGTAAAGCAAATAAAGTGATCGAGAAATTGATGGAGCTTTCAACGTTGATCGTTGAGGCACCGGCTGCAAAACCAGAGGGGCAGCACAATAATAATTTCAACAACCAGGAACTTAAATATGATCCTGCATTGTTCTCATAAAAATAAAAATTAAAACCGAAATAAAATGGCATTAAGTTTAGGAACATTATCAGCGTACACCCGCCAAAGTGTAAAACCATTATTGCAGGCTGCTGTATTTTCTGCTAAGACACAGCAGATGATAAAAAGCGGTGGTATAACCCTTACGAATGTAAAAAGTTCTGAGGCTATCCCGCAATTTGACACTGATGCCGTTTTCGGTACGCAGTCATGCAGCTTTGACCCTTCAGGCACCACGTCATTCACTCAACGCACTGTTACCGTTGGTAAGATAAAGGTTGAGGAAAAACTTTGTCCAAAAGACATGGAGGCTTATTTCCTGCAGGAGGCATTGAAGGCAGGTAGCACTTATGAAGATTTCGGTAACGCCGAATTTCAGAAAGCGTACCTGGACCGCAAGAACATGAAGATTGCAGCCCAACTTGAAACCGCCATCTGGCAGGGTGATACAGGGTCAGGCAATGCAAACCTTAACAAATTTGACGGCCTTATCAAACTGATTGCCGCCGGTTCACCGGTTAATGCAAATGTATCAGGTTATACCGGTATCGCACCGATAACAACCATCGGCCCAACAAACGTGATTGCCGCCATCAAGGGTATGAAAAACGCCATCCCTGCCGCCCTTAAAGGTGCAACAGATGTGGTTATTTTCTGCGGATATGACGTGTACGATATGTATGTAGATGCCGGAATTGCCGCAAACCTTTTCCACTACAATTTCAACGACAAGTCGAATTATGGCGGACTGACTGTACCTGGCACCGGCATTAAGCTGGAGGCTGTACATGGACTGGATGGAACCGGTAAGCTGTATGCAACCAGGCTTTCCAACATCGTTGAGGCCGTTGATTTGCAGGGGGAAGAGGAAAACTACAAAATGTGGTATTCAGAGGATAACAACGATGTCCGTTTCCGTGCAGAATGGAAATACGGCGTCAACGTGGCATACACAACAGAGGTTGTGAGCATGCTGACCACTCCTTAACCGATTTAATAACAGGCGGTATCATTGATACCGTCTTTTAACAATAAAATTATGTCTTGTGAAATTGTTTCCGGTTATGCAATAGATTGCAGGGATGCAGTCGGCGGAGTTGATGCGATATTTTTTATCGGATGGAGCGATGTAAGATCCATGACTGATGCCAGCGGCGTTGTTACCGCAATTACAAAAGCCCCAGGCAAAAGGTTCTGGCGGTTCGATATGCCTGCAAAGTCATCAGCCAACGCAACCAGCAACCCGGTAGGATCAACAGAAAACGGAACCCTGTTTTTTGAGCAATCACTTGACTTTCCAATAAACAAACGTGATGCAACAACCCGCAATATTGTTACCACACTTGCAAAGAACCGTGTTATTGCTGTAACGCTTGATAAAGACGGTACTTACAGAATGTACGGCAAAGTATCTGGTATGTTCCTTGGATCTTCAACAGGTCAGACCGGTGCCGCTGCAGGTGATGCAAACGGGTATGTATTGAAGATGGAGGGTCAGGAAAAAGAGGATTTCTTTGTGGTTGACCCGACTGTTGCAGCAGCACTTGAAACACCAGGTTAGTAAATACTGTATTAAGACTTTATATGCCCCGTCCGTTGAAAAGACGGGGTTTTTTAATATAAGAAAATGATAAATTTAAGGAAAGGGAATACAGAAATAATTTACTTTACCGGTACTGAAAATACAACTTTACCGGCTCCATATTTTTTGTTTATATTTACAAGCAGTAATGCGGACCAGGTAAAGGTGATGTGTACCAACACCAGCACAACGGGGAGGTTTGATAAATCAAGTGTTGTTGTAAACACCTATTTTACCAATAAGCCAGAGGGTCTTTGGAGGTACGAGGTAAGGGAGAAGGCCGATAACACAGATATGTCCGTTACCGGAACCGTGGTTGAACAAGGGTATATGTATCTGAGGCCGGCAACAGATTTCGCACCTACGCAATATTCAGGACAAACAAACGACTTTAAAACTTATGCCGGACAATAAAGATAATCAGGAGGTGGGCAGGTATAATATTGTTACCATAAAATTCGCACAGGCGGAGCAGCCGAAATTTGAAGAAAAAAAGGGAACCCTCAATTACATCGAGTTTGGTAAAAACAATGATTATCCTGATTACCTGCTTGACCTGTACAACGAAAGTCCGAAACATGGGGCCATTGTAAAGGGAAAGGCTGATTATATTTTCGGTAAGGGGTTCGATGGAATTACTCAGCCAGCAAACAGCCAGGGTGAATCGTGGAACAGTATTGCTGGTAAAGTGATATTGGATGATGAAATTTTCAGCGGTTACTACTTTCAGATAATTTACAACCTGCTTGGCAAAGTTAAAGATGTTTTTCATCTTGAATTTTACAAAGTAAGGGTAAGTAAGGACCGGTCTAAGTTTTACGTAAAAGATAACTGGAAAGACAATAAAGAAAAAGCCAGGATTTACCCGGCATTTTCCGGTAAATACGATAAAGACAATCCGTCATGTGTTTTATTCATTTCTCAATACAATCCAAAAGCATCCGTTTATCCCCTGCCAAATTACTTCCAGGGCATGAATTACATCGAATCAGATGTTCAGGTAAGCAGGTGGATATTAGGCAACGCAAAGGATGGGTTTTCTGCCGGTAAACTGATACAATTCTTTAACGGGGAGCCGGTTGAAGAGCAAAAGGGGCAGGTTGAAAAAGGGTTGAAAAAGAAACTTACCGGCAGCGAGGGGGATAGGATAACGGTGGTATTCAGCAAACCGGGAGAAACACCGGTGCAGATTCAGGATCTCGGCAACACAATGCTTACAAAGGAAGATTTCACACCCGTAAACCTTCTTATCCAACAGGAAATATTCTCAGCACACCGCATTACCAGCCCGATGCTTTTCGGTATAAAGACAGAGGGGCAGCTTGGTGGCAGGGATGAAATACAAAGCGCCTATGAGATATTCAACAACACCTATGTAAACGCCAGGCAGCAGGCACATGAGGCTGTATTTAATAAGCTGTTCAAGATGGTTGGTATTCAGGGAGAATATAAATTAACCCCTGTCGAACCGCTTGGATTCAGCCTGAAAGATGACCTGTTGCTTGATGTGGCACCGAGGGAGTACTTTCTTGATAAGATGGGTGTTGACCAAAAATATTACTCATTACCTCCTGCCCGTACACAACCGGCGGCAGGCGTTCCGGCAACACCTGCAGATGCAAGCGGAAATACAATGGCTGTAAATGAAAACCTTGCTGGAATGTCAGGACGTAAATTCCAGCAGCTTGAAAGGATTGTCAGGAAATTTAAAGCGGGTAAGTTAACCAGGGACCAGGCCGCAATGATGCTTAAAAACTCATTTGGAATAACCGATGAAGATGTTTCTTTGTTCCTGGATGCAGATAGCGATGATCAACAATTTGCCTCACAGGAGGAACTTGATTTTGCGCTGCTTGAACAGTTTGAACAGGTAGGGGAAGACCGGGAACTGTTTGATGAGATTGGCCGCAAACCAGCCAAAGAGCAGGAGTATTTTGCAGATGTAAAGCAGTTGAGCCAGCTTGAAAGCAATATTATAAATCTTGTCAGAAAGGATAAAAGGATAACACCTGAAGTGATTGCACATACATTGAAAATTGAGACAGCAACGGTTGCCAGGGTGATGTCGGACCTTGTTGAATCCGGGTTGCTTACAGAAATAAATACAACAGTGGGGCAGGACACTGTAATTGAACGTACAGCAACACAGGAACAGGTTGATGCCCCAAGGCCGTCAACAGTTGATATACTGCTGAGGTATAGTTATGATGGCCCAAAAGATGAAAGGAACAGGCCATTTTGTGCAAAACTGTTATCCCTTAATAAATTATACAGCCGGTCAGATATTGAAACAATAAGCATGAGACTTGGGTATTCTGTTTGGGATCGGAGGGGTGGCTGGTTTACACAACCGGATGGAACGCATAGACCTTTCTGCAGGCATAGTTGGTTTGCAGTAACAGTAATACGTAAAAAATGAGCGCAAACATATTATTCATATCAGAACTTACATTAAAATCCCGCACAGGTATAAGCGAAGCTATTGATGGAACAAGGATAAAACCTCAGATAAAGCTGGCACAGGATATGTATGTTCAGACTGCTTTAGGCAGCAGGTTGTACCAACGCCTACAGACAGGTATTGATGCCAGTAATTTGACAACAGATGAAACAACGCTACTGAATAATTATGTAACGGATTGCCTGGTATGGTACACGATGAGCCTGTTACCAATGTCTTTAGGTTACCAGATATTCAGTAAAGGGGTGCTGCAAAAAACAGCAGAGGAAAGCGAAACTCCTTCACGTTCAGATTTAGAGGCAATATCTGGTTCGTATAAGCAGACAGCAGAATTTTATAAGCAGCGTCTTATTGATTACCTGCGTGAAAATTACACGGCTTTCGCTGAATACAATAATCCGGGTTCAGGTTGGGATGTAATTTTTCCGGAAACAAAAGCATATACCTGCCCGATTTATTTAGGAGATGCTTATTCAGAACAGGCTAACAGGTCATATTCAGGTAATAATGTTACAAGTGTTGGCAGTGGTAACATAGAAGTTACTCCAAGTATCGGGGTTTCTTCATTCACCGTTACGGCATTACCTGCGGGAGCCTCGATAATAGCTGCCGTGCGTAGTGGACTTGGTAAAGGGATAACAACTGCCGCAACCGCAAACACCGCATACCTGCAGATAAACGGAAATATAGTTACACTTCCCACAGGAGACCAGGTTGCAGATTCAGGAGATGGCACCGGCGAACTATTTATTTTAACTTACAGATAATGGCAAGATATAAAAAATCAATAATCGAAAAAGTATTATTCCATGACCTACAATCAAGTAATAACAACATTGCAAAGCCTGTTACAAGGCCACGCAATGATAAAAACGGTAAAGAACGAAACGCCGGGGGAGTGGTTAAAAAAGACAGAGATTGAGTTTCCAGTCTGTTGTTTTTCAATAAACGCCGGGTCATTCAATAAAGGCAGGCAGCAGGTTTATAACGTGCAGTTCTTTTTTTTGGATAAGTCCGGGGAAGACAAAGAGTTTGAGCAGGATGTAATTTCCGACCAGGTTGGTATCGGTTACGATGTTACAGAACTAATGCGGGCTCCAAGACGGGATTACTCCATACCTGATGATATTGGGTTTGACACCATATCCGACAGCAAGTATGAGGATAATCTTGCAGGAATACAAATGACATTTGATATAGAAACGCAAAGCGACTTTGACGGTTGCGATGCACCAACATCATAATTATGAAAAAGATATTTTTTTTACTGTTATTATTTCCGCTTGCCGGCATGGCACAGGTTTACCAGGTACTGCCACAATACGGGTATGAGATGAAGAGGGTTAACCCAACGCTTGTACTTCAATTGCCGACAGATACCGTTAACAACAAGCTCGGTATTGCCAGGGTTGGCAGTACGCTATACGTGGGCAATGGGACGTATTGGACGGGTGGTTCCGGCAATTACCTTGACAGCTTTTGGCGTGTACCAGGCATTGATTCAAATTATTACAGGATAAACGGGGTAACGTATGCGGTACTGGATAGTACGGGGGGTGGTGGTGGTGGAGGAGAATTCTTTTTTACACTCTCAAAAGCTCAGTTAGATACAGCTATAACAGGTAGTACTCTTATACCTGGAGCTTTATATAAAATTACAGGAGTTGATGCTCCTCTATATGGAGGTACAGATGTTTTTTTAAAAGCACTTTCTACCAATCAATTAGAAAAAGCAGGGCATGGTGTGTTTTATAATCCAAAATATAACCAAGCTTTAGCAGGTAATGGAGTGTGGAGGTTAGAGATGGAAGGAAATACTTTCTCAAATATTGTAGGAACATTTGATTATGTTAGCCATGAAACTGTAACTGCTAATAACGGAGCAACTGGAACATTATTAGCTAATGGTTTTATTCGTTGGATAAGTGGTGATTGGAGTGCAGCTACATCAATTACAGGTGGTAGTAGCGGTGCCACTGCTAATATTAGTGGGTTTACATCACCATCTTATGCTTTAGGTTCTACAATAATTTATGGAGGTAAGCATTGGACTAATACAACAGGTAATGTTGGTAGTGCTGATGATGATTTTACACTAAATGCTGCTGACTGGACAGCAATTGCATTTAATGCTACTAATTATAATGTAGTAGTTGACCCTATAGAGTATGACTATGAACACGATTTAATTGTTTATAGGAAAGAGGTAGAAGCTAATAATATAGTAAGTTTTGATTTAGAGGGAGCAAAATATTTTGAATGTAATGATAGTTGGGTTGGCAATTGTGATGGCAGTATTATTAATCCAATAAAATATTTTCAATGGGGTAATGCATTTATATTTAATAATAATAAAGGATTATTTGGTAATACTATTACTAATAGTGTTGCTGCAATAATAAATTTCACGGGAAAGAGTTTTTACAATAACACATTAAGTAGTAATAGCTACTTCTATAATAATACATTAAGTAGTAGTAGCTACTTCTATAATAATACATTAAGTAGTGGTAGCTACTTCATTAATAATACATTAAGTAGTAATAGCTCCTTCGATAATAATACATTAAGTAGTAATAGCGCCTTCGATAATAATACATTAAGTAGTAATAGCTCCCTCATTAATAACACATTAAATAGCTATAGCTCCTTCAATGGTAACTCATTAAGTAGTGATAGCTACTTCCAAAATAATACATTAAATAGTAGTACTATAATTAGTTTTATCTTTCAAACAGGTACTTCTAATGACCCTTATGGTAGAAATTGTGGTATCACTTACTGTAACTTAAATAATAAAACAAATTGGAATGGTAGTTCTTCAGGCACACTTACTACTAAGCGTATAACATTAGCTACAGGAGAAGAAGGTAATATATCACCTAATATTAGTGGAGCAACATTACTGTTTGCTACATATCCAAAAACAATCTATAAACGTCCTGATGGCACGGTAAGATTAAAATTCATAAATGATTTGGATGTATTGGAAGTACATGCTATAACGGATTAAAAAATAAAACATGAAAAAAATATTATTTATCACCCTGTCATTAATCTCATTGAATGTATTTGCTCAAAACGCAGGTGTTTCATTACAATTCAAGGTTTTTACGGATACCACTTCTGCAAATTCATATCAATCAGGGGTATTAAGCAATACTGCTGGAAGTATAATAAGGGTTGCAGATACCTTATATATGAGGTCTGATGATTTATCTATTTGGAATAAAATAATTCCTCCATCAGGCGGTGGTGGCGGCAATATATCAGGCACAGCAGCAGCAGACCAGGTAGTGGTAGGCAGCGGCACAAATACAGTAAGTAGCAGCAGCGCATTAAAATTTAACACCACCACAGGATTAATTGTTAATGAAACAAATAGTGTTGCTGCAACATTTCAAAGAAATGCTGCGAATACAACATTTACGCAAATAGATATTGGCCAGCCTACGGGCTACACGCCTGCAGGCGATGCACTTAGTTTATATGCAATGGGCAGCTTCTATTCAAGCACGGGAATTTATCAAGCTGATGGTGGTACTATTGTGGCAGGTGCAGGAATGTCGGCAGGGTTAAATATTGCTACTGTGCATTCATCAGCACCTGTTAAGGTATGGACAAACGGCAATGAACGAATGAGAATAATGCCATCAGGTTATGTTGGTATCGGCACATCATCACCAACATCAACACTTCACAACGTAGGTTCATTTGCTACGGCATACGTTGCCAAAACGGCCAATTACACGGCAACGGCATCTGATTATACAATAAACTTTACAAGTGGTACAGATACATTGACACTTCCAACAGCAGTAGGAATAACAGGTAGGATTTACACAATAGTCAATTCAGGAACAAGTGTTAATATAAAGACAACAAGTTCACAAACCTTTTTAAATGTACCAGGAACTCCAACAACAATTAATTTATTGGCTGTAGGGGCAACGCAAGTACAAAGCACAGGTGCTGCTTGGATAAAATTAAACTAACATGAAAAAACTATTCACACTTTTCGCAATCTTCTTTTGCCTGGCAGCAAATGCAGCAACCTACTACATCAGCCCAAGCGGCAATGATGCAACCGGCAATGGCTCTGCAGCAAGCCCGTGGAAAACTTTATACAAGGCAACCAGTACAGTTACATCATCAGGCAACATCATCCATGTAAATGCA